TGTGCTGTTCTATCGGCTTGAATGCTTGCGCCAGAAAACGCTCCACATCCTCACGTCGCCAACGCGGCCGGCCGAACACATATGCAGGCGCAGGAAAGCGCCCGGCCTTCACGTGGCGATCGACGGTCGAAACGTTGACGCCTGTCAGGGCAGCCACTTGCTTTTTTGTCATTAGTTCAAACGGCTTCATGACTGAGCCTCCTTCTTTTTCTTCTCAAGCAGGACGTCCATCACGTCTCGCTTGGTCTTTAATCGTTCAAGTACCACCTCATCCATCGTGTCTTTCGCGACGATGTAGTAGACGTAGACCGGCCGTTCGTGCCCTGCCTGCTTCTGGCGAGTGGGGCCGATGCGTTCGATGATCTGGTCGTGGTGCTCCAAGTTCCACCCGGCGCTAAAGAAGACGAGAATGTTTCCGCCGTCCTGCATCGAGAGACCGTGACCGCACGACGCGGGATGCGCCAGAAGAAGGGGGATCTTCCCCGCATTCCAATCGCGCAGCGTCTTCGGGTTCTTATCTAGCAGCTTGGCTTTCGGGAAGGACCGCTGAATGCGAATTGCCTCGTGCTTAAACTGGTAGCTCACAAGTATCGGCATGCCGCCGGCTTCTTCCACAATGGAGCGGAGCGCCTCGAGCTTAGCCTTATGGACCTCCTCGAATGATTCCCCCTCGGTATAGACCGCTCCGCTCGCCAGCTGCAGACACTTGCCCGATTTAACTGCGGCGTTCATCGCTTCGATTTCCGTGCCGGATTCAAGCTCAGCCAAAAACTCACGCTCGAGTTTTGTGTAAAGGCGCCTTGCCGTGTCGGGCAGGTCAACCGCGACGGTGGAGAAGATCGGCTGCTTCACATCGAACCACTCCTCCGCATTGATCTTCAGCACGATGTCACTGATCTTGTAGTGGATCAGCCGATCGGCACCGGGGAGCGGTTCGTAACGCACGGCCAACGGGGACGAGCCCACACGCACCTGGCGAAAGAACCTTTCGTGGTAGACCGTCATCGACTTCCCTAGCCGGGCGCCTTGGTCAAGGAAGTAGATCTGCCCCCACAAATCTTCAAGCCCGTTGGGCGCCGGCGTGCCCGTAAGCTCGATGAAACGGCGGATCTTCGGGAGCGCCTTAGCCAGTACGCGTGCACGCTTGGAGCCTTGTCTGGCACGCAGGCCTTTCAGTCGCGTGGCTTCGTCGGCTACAACTATTGCAAACGGCCACTCCTTCCCGCGGCGTTCAAGCTCTGAGGTAAGCCACTCCAAGTTCTCGTAGTTCATCGTGTAGATATCCGCGTCCTTATCGAGCGCTGCGCGACGCTGAACGGCAGAGCCGCAGATGACAGAGACCCGAGTGCCCTGCAGATCATCCCACTTGGCGACCTCATCCGGCCACGTGGACTGCGCCACGCGAAGCGGAGCGAGGACAAGGGCGGGGCCTTCGCCCCACCATTCCTGCAGGTGCCGAACGGCCATCAGTGTGGAGACCGTCTTCCCAAGCCCCATGCCCGCGTAAAGCGCGCAGCGTTGGTGCTTGAGGAGGAAGTCAATTGCCATACGCTGGTACAGCCGAGGAACAAATTTCATAACATGCTCATCGACAATACGGAAAAGAAGGAGCAAGACGCCAGGGCAAGCATTACCGCGTTGACGATGACGCTTTGCCAATCGCGGAGCCGAATGGCCATGGCCAGCTGAGCTCCGCAAAAGAAGCCAAATGCGACGCACCCAATGGCCGCAACGATAAGCAGAATAACTGTAAGCAGATCAGCCATGGTTATCTCCAATCAGGATGGATTGAGCGCTGCTCGATCGTGTGCGCGATATGCCGAAACACATACGCCACTGAGCACTCTGAGTCACAGACGTAAACTCGTGTGCCAGTACGCCGAATGCGCTCATGCTCACGCGCCTGTACTGGCGTCGGCATCTGACCGGGCGCCTTGCACTCGACAAAGAAGAGTGTGCTCGGCGCCAGCACCATGCGGTCTGGAGCGCCGACGCGCCCTTCGTACGCGATCTTTCTCTGCTCCCACCCGCGCTTGTTGCACTCGCGGATGAGCGCTTGTACGACGGCACCTTCAGGCGTTGTTGTCATCGGACTTCTCCTTGCGCTCACGTTCCTCAACAAGCCGGCCCAACCCGGCAACCGCTCCCCTGATCACCGCAATAAGCGCCGTGAGATACGCCTGGTGCTCCCGCAGCGTTTCCGTCGGGGCGTCTTCCGAGAAGGCCTCCCGCAGAATCTTGTCCGCAGACCGCCAGTCGTCGCCTAAGACCGCCAGCGCGAACGCCTCGGGGACAAGGCCCGCCTCATCCATCCACTGCGCGAATTGGCTGTCAGACATGCTGTACCTCCTGACTGTTAAGCCCGTTGATGCGGGTGTTGACGCGTTCAATCACCTCAGTTACCGCTTCAGCTTCAATGACGAAGCCGTCTGGGCGAAGCTTGCACAACCCCGAAAGCAAGGGGAAACGCCAGCAAAACAGCTGGAGATGCACGCCTGCGGTTTCGCGCAATCCGTACGAGTTGTCGAAGCGGGGAAAGCGATAAATCGCCACGTCGCGGAAGCGCTTTAGCCACCACACCGCCTTTTCGAGATCCTGCTTTTCCGAGCCCTTGTACGGGGCCCGCAGGATGTACTCCACCGCGGACGCCAGAGGATGCGGGAGAAGCTCAGTCGCGTCGACCGGCTCCAACGTAATGCGGCAGGCCGTGTAGTGCGAGGGGTGATTCACCATGTCAGTCTTTTCTTTATCCATTCTTTTTCTCCTTTTAAGCTTCGGCCGCGTTTCAGGAATCGGCCTTGCCTCGCGCCTCAGCCAATGCCTCAACGAAGGCGTAGGCGACGCAGACAAATCCGTCCGCCAGCTCGACAGGAATGCCGGCCCCAGAAGCCGCGCGTTCAGCGGCCTTTATGAGGTCCTTCTCCTTACTGGCCCCGATAAGCATCGCAAGTGTCCACAGCGTGCCGCCCAAGGGATCGCTGGGGTTGACGACAGTCGCACTGGGTAATGTGCGAAAAACGGTGACAAGATCGGCCACGAGTTTTGGGGGATAACTAAGCTTCTTCTTCGGCATCTGAAAGCCTCTCGTCGTTAATGAAATAGGTAGGGGTTGGATCGATGATGGCAACTTGTGTTTGCTCAAGCGGTATGCGCCAGATGAGCCGACCCAAGTTGTCGGTTTTGTAGTAGCCGGGCACTGCTCGGCCATTGACAAAAGCCACGCCGCGACGGTGCCAGAAAGCCTTCTGATCCGCCTTCGTGACGGAGCTCTTGTCAGCCAAATAAAACTCATGGACCCGCGGAAGCCTGATCTTGCTGGCTGCGTACTGGCTGCGGATGAGCTCGCTTCTACGTTCTGCGGTTTTTGTAAGCTCAAAGTACATGTCGATAGCCGCTTGAATCGGCCGCACTAAAGCAACGCGGTCTTCATGCGTGAGCGGCTTGCGCACTGCCGTGCCGGGACGTCGGGCGGCCAAGGCGTCCCCCGCTCCTGCGTACAGTCCGGACAAGCACGACGAGGCCATGAGCGTCAGCACTCGGACAATCGCCGTCTCCTCAAATTGGAGCGCGTACACCCACAAGTTTCGCAAGACCGTGTCAATGTTCGCGTAGTCGCCTATGTCTTCGGTGCCGAGCTGCACCAAGTCAAGCGAGTGCATAGCGGCCTCCCGCAGAAACTCCCTTTCGCAGTCCGGTAGATCGCCAAGTGTCACGTCGGCGATTACGGGCATGATGCGCACTGGCTTAGGCCTGTACTTTTTTCTGGGCTTCCCCATTTTTTCTTCTCCTGCGAAGACGCGGATTCTTGCGGCGCCGCATGCGCCAAAGCGGTTCGGGTCCTTTGTATGACGATGTCGTATCTGGTTTAGTCGGGCGCTCGTTCGAAGGAGGCTCTCTGAAAACGAGCCAGAGGAACCAAGCGAAAACAGCCACGCTCGCCAGCCAAACGGCCACGGCATAGATGCTGCTGGCCACGCTTAGCTCTCCTGAAGAAGCAGCAGGACAGCATCACGCCAAAGAATTTGAAACCCGTTGTGGCCGTTGCGTTCATAAGGGCGGTTCTCGCCATACCGGACGCCCGCTTCGGTCAGACGCCAGCCATTTTCAAGAGGCTCGATAAGCCCGAGAACGGCAAGTTTTTTGTTCACGGCCTTAGGGCCCAGCGGCGGCGTGCAGCGTTTGCCTAGCTCGGTTGGGTTGAAAAGCGCGGCTTCCTTAACCGGAACGGACGGGATAACCGCAAGGAGCGGCGCAGTGTCTATGCCTATCGTTTTCTCCACACTGGCGAGTGCATGCACGGCCATGCGCTCTTTCGGCACGTGAAACTGCTTTGACAGTCGATCGGCAAGCATGAAGATGCAGGACACCTTGTCAGACAAGATATTTGCTGCACTCTGCTGCGCCTTCTCTTTCGCAACGCGTTCACATTCGATGAAGTAAAGACGCGCCTCCTTGCCCCTCGGCGTGCGTTCGACCATGCAAAGTTCTTTGGCCATGCTGAGCGTGAGAAAGTACTCTTTCGCCTTTCCTCCGCCCGCTAAAAATTTAGCGACCGTTGTAAAGTCCTGACCCTCAACGAATCCAAAGTCGTCAATACGGTTCTTGACCCAATCTCTGAAATGAGACTTCACTTCAAGGAATGCATGCAGGTCACGAGCGCTGCAAGTCTGTATCGTCTCACCGTTGATGCTGTTGATTGAGAGTTTGATGATTTCCGCCATTTCACTTGCTCCATAAAAATTAATCTTTCCGGTACCTGAACGATTCAAATTCCGCCGAGCACTACGTCAGCGAGCGCCGGCATGATCCGTACGGGCTTAGGCTTGTACTTTTTTTCTGGGCTTTCCCATTTAGTCCTGCCCTGAAAAATAGCGGCGTGCGCTTGACCAGCCGCGGAAGTTGCTGGAGTAGTAAGGGGAAAACTTCGCCCATGCCTGATGCTCAAAGGGCGAAAGATGCCCTTCCTCCCACAGACGGTTGGCGAGCGCCAAGTCTTTTTCTTTGTCGGGCGCTTTCCCGTCGTGCGTGAGATACGAAACTCGTGCGCATCGCGCTGCGCTGATCATCGCGGCCACACAGTCTTCGTCTCCGACGGCCCCGCTGACATCCCAGTCGATGTAGGGAAGATGAATGCGGCCGACGACAGACGTGCTCTTATCAATAGCGATACGCATCGCTCGGGCAAGGTCATACATTTCCGGCTGAACGTGCGCTTTATCGAGCCGAAGCTTGAAGAAATTGTCCCAGTCGGTCGCCGTGACGAGCGTGCGGATATACATGAAGGGCTCAAGATAACGGTTCGCCTGCTGTTTGCTGACGCCGCGTTCCATAAGCCGCCGCACGACGGAAGTCGTCATTTGCCGAAGCAGCTTGATGTCCGACGCGATGGCCGCCGCATCCTCCGCGCCGAACGGCTCACCGCCCGCCATGCCCGGCTTGTTCTTAAGCCACTGGGAGGGGACGTAGGGGCGGCGCTCCACCTCTTCGAGGCAGGTGGCGACGGGCGTCGCACGAGAACTGGCCGCATTGCGACTGAACACCCGGTGCGTGAGAAACTCCGCGTGGATAATGCGCGGATAAACGAGCTCGAGTGTCATGATGCGGCCGCCCGTGCGCTCGGCCATCGTGTCAGCGATTACCGTAGCGGTTGCACAGCCGATCACGGTAGTCGTATCGTTTGTTGTGTGGTACATGGTTAGTCCTTCCGATACCGAAGCGATTCAAACCCCGCCGCGGCAAGCGGCAGTCCGGCCGCCCACTTCGGAAGACGGCACATAATCTTTTCCATGCGCTCAGCGCTGAACGCGGCAGTGTCGGGCACCTCACAAATCGCTTCGTCATGGACCGTGAGCACGGTCTGATAACCCTCAGCCTCCAAGTTCAGAAGCGCTTCGCACAGAAGGTCGCAAGCCGCAGCCTGGGTAACGTTTTCACAGTTATGAACAATCACAGGGCCTTCTTCGCCGAGGACGACGAAGCGGTTGCGGGGGCCGCAGTTGGTGAGGTCGTAAACCGTCTCGACACGTCCGGCTTGGCAAACAGCTGTCCCCTCGGAACACCGTGCGCCAAGCGGTAGTACAGCGTGGTTAACCCGATTCCGGTTTCGGCTGACCACTGCGTTAGCGGCTTTCCATCTACCTTCCTTGTTCGCCGGCGATTGTTGCAATTCACTTTTCGTGTTGCCCACCGACAGTTCTCCCGGCTGTACCCCGCGTCGTTGTTGATACGGTCTAGGTCCAACCCCTTTTTCCAAGTAGCCCCCATGTCCGCCCAAAACGCCTTGAAAGAGTGCTCCCACTCCGGGCAAACTGTTATCCCCCGGCCGCCGTAGTTTTTGTATGCCGGGTGCCTGGGATCCTCGCAACGCTGTTTCATCGAGTGCCACACCCCGAAAGCGGGGTGTTTGCTCATGCCGTGTGTTCGATTCTTCCGCGCGATGGTCTCCGCCCGTTTGCATCCGCAAGATGCGGTAATCCCGCGTTTTGCCATCCTCGTAAGTTCCGTCCCCTGAACTACTTTGTGCCGCCCGCAAATGCAGCGGGTCTCCCACAGCGCTTTCTTTCCGTCCGTCCCAACAAAGCGCAACGCTGTCAGGTAGCCGACACGGAACCCGGTTAAATCTCGAATGGTCTTTCGCATCCTTCCACCCTTCAGTAGTAAGTACCTTGTGATCTGGCGTCATCCATACGCCGTAGGCTTTAATGCAAAACTTTTGACCGTTGCAAACCACCCCGCTTTGCTGAACCCAAGCCACGCCGTCCCATACTTTGTCTGCCGCCGTGATGGCCTCAATCGGCCGCCATCCTTCTTGCGTTAAAACCGGAGTCCCTTTGGCAATGCAATACTTTCCGCCCCATGACCGAATACGCGCCCACTTTCGGCTTACCTGAGCAACGCCGAAGTAGCTGATCCCGTCGTCGTCTATGCGAGGGGAGGGGTAGATGAGGTACCTGCCGGAAGGCAGACGTACCCGCATATAATTTCCTTTTTTATCTACGATAATGTGCCGGCCAACACGCACAGGGCCGCCTTCGATAACCGCCTGCCGAACACCGGCATCCATGTCGTACCAAAACTGCACGATCTGGGCGTTGGCTTTGCGCCAAGCTCGCTTCACCGAGTCGCAGGCGAGGAAAACTTCCTTGTCCATGCCTTCGGTGAAGCCGCCTAGCAGCGCCTTGGGGTACCACTCGCACGCTTCCGCCCAGATAGCCGGACTGATCGAAGACTTCACGGCATCCGCCATGTCGTGCAGGTCGATGCCGTAGGCGAGAGCGAACGTACGGAAAGCGCCGGCGCCTCCGCCATAGCCCATGCCAAGCTCTAGCACTTTGCCCATCTGGCGCTGCGCTTTCGTGACGGTCTCCGGCTTGACGTTGAACGCACGGGCATAGGTCAGCTTGTACAGGTCGTGCCCGACGCCGGCGTCAAAGTCACGAAAAGCCTTAAGCTTCCATTCTTCTCCGGCAAGCCATGCCAACACACGGCCTTCTACGTTTGAGTAATCGGCGACGACGAGCTTCTTCCCCTTGGGTGCGATGATGAGCCCGCGCAAAAGGTTCGAAAGAACGGGCATCGGATCTTCATAGAACGTGTCCAACAGTCCTCCCTTCGTGGCCTCGATGGCAAACTCAATCTCATCATTGCGCATCGTCGGACGAGCCAGATTTTGCGGCTGGAAGATACGTCCCGAGTTTCCCGTGACCCAAACTCGGCCGTTTCGGCGGACGACAAAGAAGCCCGTGGGTGTCTTGGCACAGTAAACCCGACCGTCGAACTCGGTGGTTGTTGGCGCTTCTGTCAGACGGTGGCCTTTGCCGGGCGTCGACCAAATATTTACGACATAGCAGTCTGACCAATGCGCCTTTGCCGGCTTTTTAATTAGGCAAGTCGCGGTGCGGCCGGATAAAACCGCAAGAGCCTGAATCAAATCCGCGTTGTGTTTGGACTTTGTGCAGTACTGAATGGAATTCGGCCCGCAGCGATACCCATCCCACTCGGGGAGCTCATCGAAAATAACGTCCGAACTTTCGTTGAAGAGCCAAAAATCGAATTCCTTCCCCTTAAACAACCGAAGCCAGAGGGGGACAAAGCGAGACAGAATCGCAATGCGCGTCACACCGCTTTCGTAAGAGTCGACCACAAACGGCACGCCAACCCTGCGCAGAAGCATCTTGCAACGCTCGACCTTGCGGGCCTTTTTAAAGTTGTACACAACCTGACCGTCCTCAGTAAAGCGCCCGTCGGCCTGCGTCATGATGAGCACACGCAGCAAGTCGTGATCCATTGTCGAAGGCGGTTTACGAAAACCGGTAAACGGAATCACAACCCCACCTTTAGCCGCAAGATGTTCAACGGTGTCAACCTTCCATCGGCCATCCTTGCCAAGGAAAGGCATCCGGTGGTCCGGCGTGCAAATCTGCGCACAGCGAACCGAATCGTAAACATACATAGCGCCGGTATAGTCGAAGGCTAGAGCCTCTGAATCCTGAAACGAAATCGCCTCAGACTCCTTATTCCAAACCGCAATGCGGCCGCCGCTCCACTGGTCTAACCGAACCCAACCGTTGGGCGTAAGTACTTCATGATCCCCGGTAAGGCAGAATCGCCCGGTTCGGCTGGCGCCGCGGAACTGCAGGCACCCGCGCAGACGGCCGTCCTCGCAGGCGGCGTTCAGCACTGACTGAAATTTCTGCACGCTGATTTTGGTAGATGCAATACGAATGCGCAGGAGCTCTTTCACCGGCTCTGGAATGCCCGGCTCAGCGATGCGTTTCTCCACCTCAGCCCGTGTGGCCGAGGGGAGATCGAGCCCCCACTCGGCGCGCAGATACTCAAGAAGCGCATCGCGCTGCGTAGCCGCCGATACCGCACCTCCCGTCAGCTCCTGCGTGCGGGCGGCAAGATGCGTACGATGCCGCGCCGCTGTCACCACCGCGCCCTTCGCCAGTTCTAAATCGATGCACATGCCGCGCGAGTTGATCACGGCATCGAGCGCCTGCAGACGACGCTCCTGCGCAGTGGCGTTCCACTTCGGAAGCTTCTTGTAAATAACGCGCATAGACTCGATGTCGAGCCGCGCGTAGTTCTTGAAGCGCTCCCACTCGGCGGGATGCGTCTGCGGCGTGGCTCGGGTCAGCTTGCAGTTCTTCGGCAAAGGCTTGCAAAAGATCTGAATCAGGCGCTTGCCGTCTTTGACTTTAGTGTGGTCGGCATCAAGGCGAAAGGCTTCACAAAGCTGCTCCAACGATCCGGGGAGCGCATGCTCATAGGCCAGAACCATCGTGTCGATGATCTTCTCGGCGGGAATTTCGCCAAAGCCGTTAGACGCGAACACCCGCCGGTCAAAGTTCATGCCGTTGTGCATGACAACTCTCGCGTCCGGGTCAGCGAAAAGCCTTTTCCACATGCGTTTCAGATCGGCAGGCATCTGCGGATTGCTCACACGGTCCCAAACCTTCGCCGGTTCGTCGTTCTCCGCGTAGCTCCAAAGGATGATCTGGGCATCCTCGGCATAGCGCGCCGCGCCTACCCGCGAGAGATCCTGCGGGCTGAAGGTTTCCGTGTCGACGTAGATCAAGTACATGTCTTTCCCTTTAATGCAAAAGGCCCAAGTCTCGGACGAATGCCACGCACTCGTTAGGGCTCGGCCTTAATGCCTAAAAATCAATTGGGTCGTGAGGAGGCGAATCGCTGTCAACTCTCTCTCTCTCTCTTGCGCCGGAACGCACGCCGCCTTTGGTGTCGGAGGAGGAGGGACTGCAGCTACACAACCCAAAACTCCGATGCCCCCGGTTTCCCGGTCAGGGGCTTTACCCCACGACCCTTGCTCGAGCGCCCTCACGGAGGAGATGAAGACGCTCTGGCAAGGGCCGTTTAGAAGTACGAACCCGCCTCTTCGTCGCCCGTATCGTCGAGCGAGTCGAAATCATCGTCTCGGGCGACCGGCGCACCGCCGAAGGGTTCGCCTTCCTTGACCCACTGCAGGCCGAGGATCGTGGCGCCTACGCCCGTCGACTGGTTGTCATATGCCCAGAAAGAGACCAGGGCGAAAACCTCTGCGCCGGAGACAAAGAGCCCTGCGGACTGCGGAACACCGTTTTTGGCGCGGTCGATCAGCTTGGGGCAGCCGTCTTCAGGCTTGCGCGTGGCCTTCATAAACTTGTAGGAGTCGTCGTCGTCGGGCTCACGAAGCAGACAGCAGTTCGGATTGCCGTTGATCTTCTTGAGCTTCTTATCGGCCTCGACGCCGAACTTCTTCTGGCAGGCCGCACGCTTACCCGCTTCAATCTTTGCCCACTCGGCCTTGTCGTATACGCGCAGAATGCACGAGTACATGGTCTTTCCGTACTTGTCGGTGTACGGTTCATAGAGATGCGGGGTTTGCAGACGGCACTTGATGAGTGCAACACAAGGATCTTTAATCGCCATTTGCTTTCATTCCTATATAGCTATCGGCTGTTACTGGAGCACGTCGAAGGCGCTTTCCACCTTCGGCAGTGCGGGTCTCGGATCAGATTCCGGAACAAGGGCGTTTTTGGCTTCAGAGCGCGTGATGAATTTCCCGAGCTTCTTCCACCGCGCCCCCCCAAGCGTTCCGGCTTTCATCAACTTCTCCGCCGAGGTCGGAGAAATGAGTTTCTTTTCATAGAGATCGGCCACACGAAGTCCGCCCTTAAGCAGCTTCGTGACCTGTTCGAGCTGCGCCTTGTCCCACTGACGCGGGCCGGCGCGGCCTGCGACGAGCTTGAAGCCCGGGATGTCCTCACCCGCAGAGGCTTTGGACAGGGCGGCGTCGCTGACGGCATCGCACCATGTGCGTACGAGCGGGACCCACTTCAGCGCCTTGGCAAGCTCATCAAGCTCCTGCGGGACAGGGATCGCTTCTGGCGCCGCAGACACCTCAGGCGGCGGAAGTACCTCGAACTGCGATTCGACGAGCTCTGTCACCTGCTCGCGAAGCTTCGGGCACACGGCCTTCGCACCGCAGAAGCGGCAGGCGCCCTCAGACGGGTTAAGCTGAAGCGCCGTCCCGTGATCCTCGTCGTATTGCCGCGCCTCCCTGAGCGCTTCGGCTCCCGCCTCCTTGAAGCGGGCGCGCATGCCCTCAATCTCGGAGACAGGGAAAACCCACTCGTCGATGTGATCGATGCGCGGCTGAACGATCTGAAGGCCGATTCTCTGCACGCCGGCCTGCGCGAAAAAATCGAGCTGGTCATACGCGGCGATCGCGTAAATGGACAGCTGATCGTTATGCTCAGCGGCCACCTGAACGCCCTTGCCATACTTAAGGTCGATGATCCAAAGCGTGTCGCCTTGGAGCAGCACGCAGTCCGCAGTGCCCGCCGCGCCTTCTTCGCCAGTGATGCCCGAAACGTCTAAGCGTTCTTCAACCTTGCGCCAGTTATACGGACGTTTGCCCTCAATAACTCGAAGATACGTGCTGACAGCAGCGTTCATTTCCTCGCCGGCTTTGTCGCGAAACGCGAAATACTCGTCCCGCACTGCGGCATAGCTCGGGTCTCCTGCGGCGCCGTAGCCCTCCGCAAGACGCTCCGCCTCATGCCAGTACGCTAAAGCGAGCTCTGCAAGGCGATGCGCCCGCGTGCCTTCTTCTGCATACGAGCTTGACTCGTTCGGCAGGTCTTTGGTGAGTGCGACGGAGCCCGGGCAGTTGCACCACCGATGCGCCGCGCTCGGCGAAAGGAGGGCATGCTTAGCCATTCGCCGCGCCTCCCTGCGACGCGCGGAAGTCGGCGGCCATCTTCGCGACGGCCTGATAAAGGCGCTCCACCGCTTCGGGGTCCGTCGGTTTAATTGATTCAACGCCTGCGGCTTTACAGGCATCGCGCGTAAATTGCAGGCCTGCGGCCGGCGTGAAGTCTTCGGGGTAGTCGCGCTTCAAGGCCGCGCAGATCGTCAGGATATCCGCATGCGTATGTAGTTCAGCCGGAGAGGCTGCCGCGCCTCCCTGCGGAGTCGCCGCGCCTCCCTGTGGGGCTGCCGCGCCTCCCTGCGGGGCGGGCGCATCGCCAGAATTTTGCCGCGCCTCCCTATGGTCCGCGGCGGCTTGTCGGGCAGGTTCGGGAGCCGGTTCCTCCGCAGATGGGGCAGGTTCAGGGGCCGGTTCCTCCACGGGCGGGGTCGGCGCGGCGGTGCAGCTTTGCGGCTTTGCCTGCAGCTTCGACAGCGCTTTAAGCCCCGCGCCCAGCAGCCCCAAACTTTCTGTGCAGGTAACGGCGGCCGGCGTGGCATCGATTTTGATTTGAATTTCCATAGAAAACGCTCCGGTTTCAGAGAAAAAAGAAACAAAAAAGCCGCCCGAAATTAATCGGACGGCCTCATTTATCTATGGACTTTGTTTTTTTAGCGTGCGGATTGAAGCGTTAACCAAGCCTCTAAAATACTCGCATTTTTAGACATATCATCTAACGCGCGTGTAACCTTTTGCGGCGGCCAGTCTTTTTCGTCGTCACAGACAAGGTCAACTAAACGATCGTAGATGATATCGAAAGCTGTAATCGTGCCTAGTGCAAGTTGCATGCGCCGCTGCTCCCGCGTGGTCGCAGGCTTCGCGGCCGGTTCGGGTTTTGGCCGCGGCTTCGACTTCGACTGTGGGGCTGGTGCGTCTTTCGCGAGTTTGTAAGCGCTGATGACGCGCAAAACGTCGCCGAGTTTTTCGGCGGGAATATCGCGATATGACGCAACAGCGAAATGCTTGCGCAGGCCGGCGAAAACGCGGCCGCGATCGGCACGGCCCGGGGCGACGGCGTAAACCGCCGCGGTGATTTGGCGCATTTGCGCAGGGGAAAGGTCGGACATTGCTTGTGATCCTTTCTTAAGAGTTTGAAAACTCTCTACACCCGCGGCGTGGTATTGGGCGGGGTAGAGACTGCGAGATACCACTACCGAAGCACAAGCACTCCGGCCCGCTTTCGCGGCCCGCAGCTCTCCCCATAAGAGATAAGCAAAAGAAAAGCCACTACACATAAAAATGTGTGCGGCGCCTTTCGCGCTTGTGCTGTTCATTCGGGAGTGGTAAGCCCGGCGCCGTCTTTTTCACGACGCAGAACAACTATACCCGAAAAACGCGCGAAAGTCCATAGGTAAATGAGGCCAGACGGCCTCCTGTTTCCAAATTTTTAAAAAGAACGGAAGTCCTGCGACTTTTTGAAGCGTCCTCACGCTTACTGGGGAAGCGGCTTCAAAAAGCCCCCCGGCTTCGGTGCCGGGGGAAAAGGCACGGCGGCTCAGTCAAACCGCCGCGCGGGGGTTATCGAGCGTCACGCACCATGCGGTTGTCACGAAGAGATTTAGCGAAGCTCATCGCTTCATCGAAGCTGAAACAAATGTGCTGACAGTCCTCCACCTCCGAAGAAGCAATCAGCGCTTTCGCTTCTTCGAGCGGGAGCGCAGCACCTCGGGGCGCGTTCGAAAGCTGCTCGCGTGCAAGCGCTTTCACTTCTTCCGTCGCGATGCGCTCAATCAACTGGCCGTCGTCCGAGACTTTGTAAACGTTCGTCATTTTGTTTTCTCCTCAGGTTTTCACGCGCAGTACGCTTTCTCTTCCTCGAGCAGCGCGAGTACTTCAGCCCCGACCGCTCGCCAGTAGGCCGCGCCGATTTGATACGCGGCGGCCTCTTCGTCCGTGAGGTCGGCAGGTGTCGGCTCGTCGGCGTCCCACTCGACGCAGATAAAGTCCGCCCAAAACCACGGAGCGCACCAAGGCGCTTCACTCCCGCGGTCTGAGGTTGTGCCTCCTGCGTCGACCCAGCCGTTTGTAAAAGCGTCCCGGACTGCGTCTGAGTTGAAAAGCTTCGTTGAAAGCTTTGCTGTGGCTTTCATGGCCAGACCTCCTCACATCTCGCCGCAGGCGGCTAGATGGTCCTTTAAATGCGACGTGCGCCCGAGGCCTTGGTAGACCTGCACAGTGCAACTGCCCCAGGCTGCGGTTATCTCGAGCGAATCCCAGCGCGACTCATACCGTGCGCGGATCGTCGGACCGCCGACCACCAAGGCCGTGTCAGCGATGAAGTCATCGCTTTCGACGCTCTTGAAGACGTCCAGGTCGAGCAAATCGATCTCGTCGTTCTCGTCGTGATCTAAGTAAGCAGCCGCGCTGCGCATCAGCTGGCTCAGCGTCTCGGCGTCATCGCCAACAAGGACCGAGAAGCAGAAGCGCGTTCCGGCGGCCGTTGTCGGCTCTTCAAGGAGCGCGCGGGCTTCGGCGTCGAGGGCGTTGATGGTCTTTTGCGAGAGAGTATTTACAAACATGATTTTTTCCTCAGTTAGTTAGTTGTGCGCGGGCGGATTAGGCGGCCTTACGGGCTTTGATCTGGTCGCTAAAGGCGGCATCGGCGATGTTGGCAATGACTTCGTTAATACGGTCATCTAGACCGTACTCAGTCAGCCGGCACGCAGGACAAATGAAGTCCAGCAGCACGCCGACCTGAGCGGCGCTCCACGAAGCGAGCGAGCCCCAATCACGAATGTCCGCCGAGTAAAACGGCGCCCAGCCCGAGCACGGCGTGAAACGCTTGCGGACGTACTCTGCAAAGTCGACGATTTCGCCAATGTCCTCGTGATAGCCGGCCGGTGCCTGAGCCGCGAGCTTGCGAAGACGTCGGAGGTCCGCTTTGGAAATGTGAGCGATGGGACGTACTTCGTCGCCCCATGGCCAGAAGCCAAGGCGATTCGCCTTAGTGTTGTATGCAGCGAAGTTCAAGCGGATATCGTCCTGCTGGTCGCCCTCGTCGGCCAGGTCGTTGGCCGCGTCGCTCAAATAGTCTTCGTAGCGAGCGGTCCAAGCACGCGCGATTTCAGCGGCATCCGCAGCGCTGATAGCGCAGTCCTGCGCGCAGTCGTCGAGTTCAGCGGCGGTAAGTTCGCAGTCGTCCGCGTCATATTTGTAATAGCTGAGCGCGTAGCTAAGGCCGTATTCGAAAGCGTCGCTAATGCTGCTTTCATAGAAGCCGACGAATGGGATCTGCGCGGGCTGCTGGCCCTCGTCCCGCAACATCATTTCTGCCAAAGCCTTCGGGCGGGTATTCAGGACCCAGGAGGCGCGGCCAGCGTGCGCATTGCACTGGATGATCTGGTCGATGGTCGACCGGTTGATTAGCGCCTTGGCGTTGGTGCTGGTTGTCATAGCTTTTTTTTCCTCAGTGTCTGATACAAAGCGCAACATGCGCCCTGCTTCACTGCGCAACATTATGCTACATGAAGATGCAATAGTCAAGGGTGTAGCGCTTTGTATCGATAGGTGCAAACCCTTACATGAGTGCCTACCCCCACGGGTTGGAGGGTTGACCGGCGCCTGGGCGTGGCTTCGTAAAAGAGAAAATCGGCGGGTAGTTTCCCTAATCCGTTTTTTCTTTTTAGGTTAAAAGGGTGGGTTATACCTGTGGTTTTTAAGAAGTCCTATAGGAAATGAAAAATAAAAAAAACGTATATATAGAGAATTTCTTGTTTTTGGGAGCAACACCCCACCCAATACCCCCAAGCCCTTCGCGCGATTGTTCGCGCCTGCGTGGCAGGCTGCGGCCGCCCTGTGGGAGTACGCGGCCAGCCGGTGCGGCCAGTGCGACCGGCGGCGCTGGAGCACGTCTGCAGCGTCCTTCGCGGGGCTAGCGCAGGTCTTGGGACTGCCTTTACGGGTCTTGGAGCGCTCTTTGTGGTCCTTGGAGCGTGTCCTAGACGTGGGGGGTCCGCTACTGCCACAGGCCACGACGCCGACCGGCGCGCAGGTATTTTGCCGGCAAAATAGATGCGGGCTTAGCCCGTCGCTGTATGGACGAAACTGTATGAACTGCTGAACGACGGGCCGCCAGCCGCATGAACTAGCGAAGTTCAGCCGCCTGCACGGCGTCTGCGGGCACCTGCGCTGCGGAAACCCGCCGGCATCGGTTCGGTTTGATATCGAACCGTCGAGGGCGTGTGCCGCTCGACCCCCGGGGGCCAAAAACCCGCGGCGCCGCGCCCCGGGAAGGGGGCGCAAAAATTTTGGGATTTTTGAAACGACAGGAACGCATTTACAAACAATTACATGTTCCACGGCATATTTGATTTTTCAAAAAATTTTTAGAAAATTTTTAATCCCCCCCGAAAGCATCACGCTGAAGCGCCTACGCTGTGTGCGCTTTGTGTGCTACAGTTGCGACAAAGATTTCGTCAACCACACGGTCGAGGACCATGCCAAGCTCCTGCAAGCCAGCCACGAAGCCCGCATATGCCGCTACAGACGCTGAGCCTGATGAGGAAAGCCTTTTTGCCGGAACTCCGTCCGGCGCCCAAGGTCTGGCCGGTGTCATTGGCGCGGAGTACGATCCTGAGAAGCTGCCCGACGGGGTAGCGGCGAGGATCATCAAAGTTCGGCCGGATGTTTATCCGCCGACAAAATCGAAAACAAAATGGGCGAAGGATCCGACGCCGAATTCGGAGTGGGATCGTCGCGATTGGAAACCGCGCAAGCGGGAGCCGGGTGAACGCGGAATCCGCAGAAACCTGGCTGCGCTTGAAGCGATTTCGAAAAAGCTGTGTGTTCCGCCGTCTGTCTTGGATGCGCTTCCGCGCAGACCGGACGGAGCGCCTGCCAAGTCCCCTGAACTTCGGGCGGCGCTGCAGGCCTTCGTGGTGGCAGGCGGTACGCTGCAGCTTTTTGGCGAAGCCGTAGGCCTTTCGCGTTCGACGCTGAGCAGATGGATCCGCGAGGACCCCGAGTGGTCCGAGGACTATGAGTCGGCGAAGAAGCTGGGGGCAGACGCGCTGGTCGAAGAGGCGCTCGAGATTTCCGAGAACCCGAAGATTGTGGAGGAGGTATTCCTCAGTTTCGACGGGGAAGGTCAGCTCAAGCGCAAGGACGTTCGGCGCGCCGACGCCATCTACGCCCGCAAGCTCGCAGTGGCGACAAGGCTCGACATTGCGAAGAAGTGGGCGCCGGAGAAGTACGGCGACAAGCTCGAGGTGAAGACGGACGAGAGTCTGGCCTCCCGCATTATTGCGGCGCGTCAGCGCACGCGGTCTGCGGAGCCGATCGAGGACATCGAAGTCAAGAGCTGACGTCAGCTGCGCAGGACGTTAAATCGCGCAGGCACCACCGATCGTCTATTGGTTAAGACGGCCGAAGCGAGCTGTAAAGTTCGCAGCACTCCTAAAGTGGCTGGAGGGCTAGGAGGAAAGCGGGTTCGATTCCCGACAGGTGGCCAATCGTATAGAATTGGTTGCGTCAAACTGCTTTTTCCTCAGTGAGACACTCGAAGGCCCTGCTGGTTTTATCGCCGGCGGGGCCTTCGTTTATCTTTGCAGGACGACGGTCCAAGCGACAACGACGCCGTAGATTTTGTCTACCTTTTTGCCGGGGCTGCCGGCGTTCCCGTCAGACACAACATGGCCTTCTTCCCCCAGAGAGATGACGTATTGCTGGACGGCAAGCCAGAGCCCTTTGAGGGGATCGGCGCCGCCGTCACCGGCGGAATCTGTGAGCACTAAATCCCCTGGGCTTGGCTCCCTGTTTTTCACTGCATAGACCGTCGCCTTCGCGGGGATACCGCAGGCGTCGGTTTCAAGCCGCGTGGCAAAAAGTACATCGGAAGGCTCCCTGTGGTACCCCGCCGGCGGATAAATGAAAGTCAGTTCAAAGGCCGCGGGGGTGCTTTCGAACTCTTCGTTATCGCCCGGAGACCACCCATTGTCCGGCATGCTGCGCACGCCGGCGTCATCAACCAAAGGGACGAGTCGCTTTCCTTCGGCTAGCGCTTGCAGTTCTTCCTGTGTTCGGAACTCGTCGATGCGCTCTTGGGCATACGGATCCGTGGCTAGGGATTCGGTATCGATCTTGTCTGGCGGCAGGCCGAACGTTTCGGCGACCTTGCGCATGACTTCCGGCTTGATTTTTCCGTCTGGGCCACGCTTGACATACCGGGCGAGCGTGGACGGAGACAGACCGCATTTGTCGGAAATGCCGCGAATGGAGAGCTTGTTTTCGTAGGCGATGCCGTATAGGTTGTTGAAGAAGTAGTGGCCCATAGTGCGTTCCTTTGTGTGAACACCTTTGTAGCAATTATAGACCGAGGCGACCGTTATTCGCACCTACTCGCCAATGGTGCTACGAACTGCTACAATAGTTGGTGCATCTTTTAATTCTTTTTATGGAGCACAAGCGCATGAGCGGCCGACTACACACTCCTCGAGAGTGTATTAATCTTTTAAAAAACCTTGGTCTTACGGACGGGCAAATTGCGAAAATAGCCGGTCTGCACCGTGTGACAGTCTGCCGCCTTCGCCATAGCAGCGCCGGAAGCTGTACAAACTACGCCGCGTGTGACGCACTTCGTATCGCTCTTTCCCAACGCATAGAAGAAGTGCGGACCCTGCTCGCAGAGTATGACGCCGCTACGGGGGGTGAGGAATGACACCCGTGGTCAGCATCCCTAAGCAATTCGGCGTGCAGATGGTTGAGCACGGCTACGCGGTTCAGCTGTCACCTCAATGGTCGAAGCATCCGGTGGAGGCCGGCTGGCAGGGCAAGCCGAAGTCCATCAAAGAACTTGAGCTGGCGCCGTCGACGGCAGGCGTGAACCTATTGTTCAAGCACTGCAAAGAGAACGTTATTGCGCTTGACTGTGATCTGCTCAGCGAGCGGCTGTCTGAGGCTTTTCGTCTGCGTCTGTATAAGGAGTATCCGGCCCTTTTTGACTTGCCCGTTCGCGTTGGCCGCGCGCCGAAGTGGATGATAATTTGCCGGTGCAGCGCCCGCATTGGCAAGGTCACGTCTAAGTCTTATACGGCGTTGTCTACAGAGAAGCTAGCCGCTGCGCGAAAGCAGGGCGGGCATATTGACGCCGAACGCTTAGAGATCTTGGGGGCGTCTTGCCAGGCTTTGGTGTTTGGCTGGCACCCCGAAACTCGAAAGTGTTATGAGTGGAAGGCCGACTCGCCCTTCGCTCTGGGGCAAACGATCGCGGATATCTATGCGCAGGACCTGCCAGTTCTGACGCCGGACGACTTGCGCGGCATCATTCGCATCTTTGAAGAGATGGTTTCAGCGGAGTCGGCGTACTCGCTTCTTTCTTCTGGCGGGGCTATTTCGGCCGAGTTGGCTACGCAGGAGGATGAGCTTGCGGAGGTGCTGAGTGATAAGGCTCCTCTGCCCGGTATGACGCCCGATCGTGTGCGTGAGCTTATTCGTCGGGCTAAATGGGATGTAGATACGCGTGAGTCGTGGGTTCAGCTTGGCGCGATGCTCGCGCACCAGTACCGTGATGCACACGAAATCGGGCTTCAGCTTTTTGACGAAGCCAGCAGTAAGTCGCCGAAGTACAAGGGGATCGACGATGTGCGCCGCACATATGAGTCCTTACGGCGCAACACCGGCGGGCGGGCTGTGACGCTGCGTACGCTGATTAAAGCAGTTAGGACCCTTGGGGCGGAGGATTTGGCGCTTCGTGCAGAAGAGCCGACCTCAGAGGGCTTGGCGGCAAAGGTGAGACTGGAGTTAGCGGACGAGATCTATTATCTGAGCGATGAAGGGCGTGCGCTCCATTGGAACGGAATGCGCTATGTTGAGGACGATGCCGGGGAGATTGACGGTGCGTCCGCCCCGGAAGAAAAGCCGCGTACCAACTTGCATGCCATGGCGTACAAGATTATGGCCGCGCATACTCGCAGACATCTGCCGCCGATGCCGCAGGATGCAAAGGCGGAAAGAGCATACGCTAAAGACCCGTGGGTGAAACTTCATAGTCGTATTGTCAATCAGCCGGGTTTTGTGCGGGGGGTGCTTACCGAGTATATATTGAAGGACCCTGCTATTCGCCGGCAAAGCTCCGACTTCGATCAGACACCGGGCGTGCTTTCCGTAGCCAACGGGTACATTGATCTGAAAACAGGTATGTTTTTTGGCCCGGACAAAGAACTACGCCTCCGTCGGCACACGAACGTTCGTTTTGACCCGGACGCGAAGTGCCCAATGTGGGAGCGGTTCATAGAGCAGGCGTCAGCGGGGGATCCTGAGTTTGCTAAGTATCTGCAGAGATATGCCGGCTACATTCTGTTTGGCTCGCCCGAGGAGCAGCTTCTGCATATCTTTGTCGGCTCCGGCGGCAACGGCAAGTCGGTGTACTGCGACGTGCTTAAAGATGTGCTCGGCGAATACGCTATTGCAATTGAAAAAGGCACATTGGTATCTACAGCGAGAGGTTTTGCCCGGTCGGCCGGCAGTGCGCAACCAGATTTGGCGCGGCTTAATGGTTGCCGCCTGGCAATCTGCGCGGAGCTCGATGACGGTGACCGGCTTCGTGCAGGGGAGATTAAGGCGCTTACGGGTGAGCAGACGTTTACCGCCCGCCGGTTATACGCGGAGTACACGACCTTTAAGACCACATGGAATATTTTGCTTCAGACAAATGTCATGCCGAGGTGCACTGATTTATCCGAAGGTATGAGCCGGCGTCTGCGCATTGTGAGATTCAACTATCGCGTGACAGAAGAGGAACGCGACCCACAGCTTGTTAAGAAGATTCTTGCGGCGGAGTCCTCCGGCGTTTTGAATTGGATGCTCGCTGGCTCTCGAGACTATCTGGCGGTCGGGTTGAAGCAGACAGCAGCCATGCGTCGTGAGCTAGAGCACTATCGCGCTGACTTAGATGTTGTAGCGGAGTGGGTCTCTGCATGCTGCGAGCCGATTACTAATGACGAGTACGAGCTGTGTCTTAAGAGCCGGCAAAAGACGAAGGAGTTTTGGCTTAGTTGGAAGGCGTTTATTCAGGATCGTTTTGTGCCGGACAGTCTCCGTTACGACCAAGCGTCTTTTACCCGGTACCTGCGGGAGAAGAAAGGATTTGAGCTTCGCTCCGGCGGCAAGGGCTTGAAAAATGTTGCCAACTATAAATTGCGAGAGGGGATCGATGATGAGGGATGATGCGCGGCCAGAAGATGCAGCGCTAGCTGCGTTAACGAGTTTCCGGGGGGCACTGGGGCGCCTTAACTCGGCGGTCTGCGCCAAGATAGCGGCGGCTGAGTATGCGCGTCCGGAGAGTGCCCGTCGGCGAGTAGGTGCGTACGTACATGAAATAACCCTAGCGGATTACGGGATAAAGGAGCGCCCTTCCTACAATGCGGTGTTTCTCAGCCTCTTTATGGCTTGGTACTACACACAGCCGCTTGTGGAGTTTGACAGCGTTATGGGGTGCGCGGTTGATGGGACCGCAGAGACTTCGGCGGTGGACGCGGCCATGCTCATTCGTTTATGGGGCGCCCCGCAAATGGTTTCATTTATGGATTGCGAGCTGCGGACCCCGGATGGGCGCCGTGTGTATGCGGGGCTGTTAGGCGCGACATTGGGCGCAGAAGGGCGGAACTTGTACGTGGAGTTCCAAGGTGTGCTTCTTGGGGAAGGGGATCTTTCTTCTCTGTTTGTGGGCTGTGTGCTTTTACCGCCAAAAGCGCGCGAGACAACGGTCGATGAATTAAGCACTGACTTCGTTTGGCTACAGCGGCAAGAGGGGGAGTGTAGCGTTGAGATCCTGCGAGTGCTTCTTAACCGAGCGTTCTTTGCCTTGTCTGATATGCCGCAGGTTGTGGAGTGGCGCCGAGGCTGCGCGATTCCGCAAGTGAAGAAGACGCGAAAGCATGGCACAAAGGTGTATGCACCAGAAAAGCCAAGGCGCATTCGAATTTCACTCCCGCCGGAAACGTCTCCAGAGGTCAGGCAAGCGCTGCAAGGCGACGGAGTTCGCACGGTACGCGCGCATCTTCGCCGTGCGCACTGGCATAGGTTTTTAGTAGGGTCACGCGCGGCGGAGGAACGCACCTACGTAACTAAGTGGCTTCCACCGATCCTTGTTCATTCGACGGAGATCAAGATTGAAAAGAGTTAAACGTGCGGACGACTGGCTAATCGAACGAGTGAACGCGTGGCGGCAAGACATTATTCTTTTCGCCGCCGAAGCGTTCCCTTGGGGTACGCCGGGCTATGACGTAGTTCGCGGCTGCCCCCGTTGGCGTGAGCGTTTTCCGAATTGTGAGTTCGGGCTGGATGACTGGGCTTATGACATTTTTGAAGACATAAACGCGCAGGTTCAGGCGAATGACTTTGATGGTGTGAAGGCAGTTGATCCTTTACGCATAGCAGTGTCGTCAGGGCACGGGGCGGGTAAGACGTTTACAGTCGCAATCTTGGTTTTGTGGATAATGACAACACGTCCCAACTGTAAGGGGACGATTACCGCAACCACCATGCCCCAGCTTGAGGCGAAGACATGGGCGCAGATTGCCTCAATGCGGAAGGACTGCCTGACAGGCCACTGGTTCGAGATTACGCAAGGCAGAGGTTCGATGCGGTTGTATGCCAAGGAATCTCGCGAAGGCTGGGCGTGCACGGCGCAGACCTCGAAAGAGGAAAACTCAGAATCTTTCGCAGGTCAGCACGCGGCTAGCTCTACATCTTTCTATATTTTCGACGAGGCATCCGGCATCCCGGACAAGATCTGGGAGGTGGCGGAAGGCGGCTTAACCGACGGCGAACCAATGATCTTTGCGTTTGGCAACCCAACGCGAGCATCAGGAGGTTTCTACAACTGTTTTCATCGTGATGCCGCGCGGTGGCATACGTTTAAAGTAGACAGCCGCAACGCGCAGCTGCCGAACAAAAAGCAGATCGCCGAGTGGGCGGAAGCCTATGGAGAGGATTCCGACTTCTTCAAAGTCCGTGTTCGAGGAGATTTCCCCGACAATGCCTCCGTGCAGTTCATCCCTACTTCTGCCGTCGAAGCTGCAATGAGCCGCGAAGCACCCGGGGTTGGCGGCAATTCGTTTAAGCGTGCCATTGTGGGCTTGGACATTGCCCGCTTCGGCGACGACGCTTCAGTGATTGCGACCCGCATTGGCCGTGATGCGGCCAGTATTCCGCTTAAGGAAGTCCGCAAGCTCGATGGGCCGATGGTCGGGCAGGCGTTGGCCGCCCACTGCGGCTACCTGCTCGACACTTTGAAGTTCCGTGAAGTCCGCGTCTACTTCGACCGGGCGGGCGTCGGTGCGTCCGTGTGGGACTGGCTGCGGTATGAGTACAACGACCCCCGCGTCCGGTACTATCCCGTCGACTTCGGCACCAAAGCTCAGAAGTCGAATGTCTATGCGAATAAGCGCATTGAGATGTGGGGGCGCATGAAAGAGTGGCTCATCACTGGTGATGGCTGTCTGCCGAAGAATGACGACTTGAAGACAGAGCTTATCTCTCCGGAGTTCTCGTACAACGATCGCCAGCAGATGGTGCTCGAGCGCAAGAAGGATTTGAAGGACCGAATCGGCTGTTCACCTGACCGGGCCGATGCGCTTTCGCTTACTTTCGCCGACGAGATGGCCGACCTTGTGCCTGACGATACGGAAGCAGCCCGTCGGCAATCCTGGCGACGTACCAACGATATGGATCCCACCACCGCACTTGAACGGGAGGACACATGGTAACGATCGAGAAAATGACGGCTCAGCAGCTTTTTGCACGCCCGGACTGGGGGCGATTTGAGCTGGAGTATCAGGCGATGGTGTACCCAGAGATGGCCGGACCAGGCGTGCTGCGAAGCTACTACGAGCAGTGCACGGATGCCGGGGCTGCCACGCTGCTTGTTGCATCGGACGGCGACCGTACGCTAGGACTGGCCTGCTTCTTTGTCGCTGCATCCCCTCACACCAGCGCGAAGACATGTATGGTGGACGCGCTTTACACGAGTGAACTTGCTCCCCCATCGACGGGAGCCCAGCTGATGCTTGCGCTTCGCAAGGCGGCGAGAGCGGCGGGAGCGACGGTTGTGCTTTTTTCAGCTCAAACCGGCAGTGACTTTGACCGGATGCTTGCAAAGCTGAAATCCGCCCGTCATGCGCAAAACATATATATAGTGGTTGCATGAGTAAGTTACAACCATATATAGTGCCTTCAGTGACTGATGCCCAGCACGCCCGCATGGAGGCGCTGATGGATGAGATGGCCGCGGTTGCGCCCGACGACGCGGGCATTCGCATCAGTCACGTACTTCATGCTGGGTGTTATGCCCGCACGGCTTTCGTTCCGGCGGGCGTTCTTTTCGTATCGAACCAAGTAATGGTTCCGACAGTCGTTGTCATCTCTGGCGACTGTTTGCTAACGGATACCGATAAAGCCGTTAGAATTCAGGGATATGAGGTTCTAGCCGGAGCACAACGCCGCCAAGCGGTGTTTAGGACACTCAAAGACACATACATAACCGCGTTCTTCGCGACCAACGCGAAGACTGTAGAGGAAGCCGAGAGGGAGGCAGTTGCCGATCCGTCACGACTTCTTCGCGTATTCGAAGAGGAATGACTATGTCTTGGGTGGGTGTAGGTGCTCTAGTGCTCAACGTTGCGAGCACCGGGTATCAAATGAATCAGCAGCGCCGCCAGGCCAGGAGTGCCGAGGCGGCCAACCAGCGTCAGGCCGAAGCGATGCGGCAGGCCGAACTGCAGGATCAGCAGAACTTTAACCGCAAGAACCGCAATACGGCCGATGTCGGCGCCTTGCTGAATCAGAACACGGGCGGCTTCGGCACGGCGAACATTACGGGCGGCGGAGCCGGCACCGGAGGTGCAACGCTTGGCGCAGGCGGCCTTTTGGGGCGATAAGACATGGCCGTGGATATGGACAAGGTCCGTGCGCGGTTCCGGGACCTGCAGGATCAGCGCTCCCCATACGAGGCGCGATACCGTGACCTCGCCCGATATATCCTCCCCGACTCCGGGCGATTTGAGGCTTCTTCCACACAGTCGGCCAAGGCGGCGGATCCGTGGACGTTTGTTTATGACGCTTCGGCGACCGACGCCGCGGGCGCTTTAGCGGCCGGCTTGCTGGGCGGCATCACTTCCCCCGCCCGACCGTGGTTCCGTCTGACGACGGGGGATCCCGAGGCTGATGAGCGCTTTGAGAATCGCCAGTGGCTTTCTCAGACGACGGAACTTTTGCAGACGGTGTTTCTGCGCTCCAACGTTTACCCGGCTCTGATTCAGGCCTATGAGGAACTGGCCGTCTTTGGCACGGCGTGCATCATTGCGCTCCCATCTGAGTCCGACGACATCATCCATCTCTTCCCGATGACGGTGGGTGAGTATTGGATTGCCGAAGATTACGAGAATCGCGTGAACACGGTTTTCCGCCGGATCAGCATGACGGCCGAGCAGATGGTCGAGCAGTTCGGGCGAGAAAAAGTCTCCTCCGGCGTGAGGGAATGCCTGACGGACGACCGTAAGCGGAATCAGCGTTTTCAGGTTATTCACGGCATTTTCCCGCGTGACGGCTACGATCCGAAGAAGAAGGACAACCGCAACTTCCCGTGGGTGTCTGTCTACTTTGAAGAGACCTACGAGAATGACGGGCGAAGCTCCGGTTCGAGCACGCCGCTTCTTGAGGAAGGCTTTTCAACATTTCCGGGGTTGTGTCCTCGATGGGAGATTCACGGCGGTTCGGTCTACGGAACGTCGCCCGGCATGAAGGCGCTCCGTGAGGTGAAAGGCCTGCAGGTTGAGACAAAGCGCAAGCGTCAGGGCATCGATGAGCTTACAAATCCGGCGATGATCTATCCCGCCTCGATGGAGAATCATCAGCTCGATTTCACGCCCGGCGGCATTTCGTTTTACCCCGACGGCGGCACGCCTCAGCAGGCGTATCCCGCTAAGCAGGTGAACATCAATCTTCAGCATCTTCTCGCCGACATTCAGGATTCCCGTCAGAAGATCAACGAGTATTTCTATAAAGATCTGTTCACGGCGATTATGTCAACACCCCGCACCAACCGAACGGCTTATGAGGTCGATCAGGTTGCGCAGGAGCGCATGGCACTTCTGGGCCCAGTGCTTCAGCGCTTGAACGGGGAGCTTTTGCGTCCGCTCATTCGTATGGGGCTTTACGCGCTTGAGAAGGCCAAAGTACTTAGCCCCATGCCCTCGGGCATGCAGGGCGTTACAGTGACGTTCGAATCCATTCTTGTGCAGGCGCTTCGTTCGGCGGGCATCACGGCCGAAGACCGCTACCTTTCTACCGCGTTCTCAATCGCCAATTTCGATCAGACGATCGTGGACAACGTCGATCTGGACAAGCTCATGCAGAAGCGGGCCATTGCTCAGGGCGTTGACCCAGATATCCTGCGTGCCCCCGAGGACGTGCAGAAGATGCGTGCGGCTCGCCAGGAGCAGCAGGCGCAGCAGGCTCAGATGGCGCAGGCCGTGCAGATGAGCGAAGTCGTCAAGAACATACAGGCGACAAATCCCGGCATTTCGAATGTCGGGTCGATTCAGAGCTTACAGGGCTACTAAAAGCGAGGCGTGAGCGGGGTGCTCCGGCCGTCACGTCTCGCGCCCTACCAACACCATATGTAGTGTTCGTATCAGCATACAACACGGCATATGGTGTTTTACGGTAGAATCAACGCTATATGACGAATGACCGCATTGATGATCTTGAGCACGAACAGCTCAAGCGCGAGGAGGCGCAGAAGCTCCGTGAGCAGCGTGAAGCAGAGCGCCGCTTGGACTTCGTGCGCGTGATGGAGACGGCGGAGGGGATGCGTGTTCTGCGCTGCATTCTTGAGATGACGCGGCTCTATCAGCTCTCCTATACGCCGGGCGACGCGCTCGCTACGGCGTTTCGCGAAGGCTCTCGCAATGTGGGCCTTCAATTGCTGGCTACGATGGGTGACGCAGACTCCAACCTCTGCGACGCCGTCGTTCGTGATTTAGGAAAGGAATAACGCGATGGCTGATGAACTTAACGCCGCCACGAGTGAAGGAGCGGGCCAGCAGGCTGCGGCTCCTGTGTCTGCGACGACCGAACCCGCAGCGGGCATCCCGACGGGTTCTCCCTCCACGGGCGGCACCAATTCGTCGTCTGAGTCCAAGGATTCACGTGCTCTGGGAATTGATAAGGGCTCAGACGACGCTTCTCAGGGGCTGGGTGGCCCCGGCCTTCTGGGGCAGGATCCGGCGGACGAAGATCCGAATGGCGGCATCCTTGGCGCACCGGAAGACGGCTATAAGTTTGAGGCCGACGAAAAGAGCCCGGTGCAGCTGTCCGGCGACATGCTCGACGCCTTCGGCAAAGTGGCCAAAGAGCTGAACCTCTCGCAGGCCTCCGCCCAGAAGGTTGTGTCAGCAATGGCGCCTGCGATGACGCAGCACTACGCACAGATGCGCAAGGAATGGGCGGCCCAGTCTGAGGGGGATCCGGAGTTTGGCGGCCCGGCTTTTAAGGCCAATCTGAAAAGCATTAACCGCACCTACATGGATACGACGACGGAGGGTCTTCGAGAAGTGCTCATGAAGACGGGGCTCAACTCGCATCCGGAGGTTTTGCGGTTTTTCTACCGCCTTAACAAAGAACGTTCCGAGGGGAAATTCATCACCTCGGCGGGTTCGTCAGACGATCGGAGCGGCTCTGACGATTTTTACAAGGGCATGCGTCCTTAAGGAGATAAGTGAATGTCTACTGGCAATCGCTACACGCTTGCTGAGTACGCCCAGGTCGCAGGCCTGAAAGGCGTTCAGCTGGAGGTCGTGCACACGATTGAAGACACGGAGCCGCTTTTTGCTTCGGCGCCGATCATCAAGTGCAACAGCGGCCAAGTCAACAAAACTCAGGTCATCACGCAGTACCCGGTTGGCCAGACCCGCGGCTACAACATGGGCGTGACCGCTGAGAAGGCCGCCTCTAAGGTTGTGCAGGATGACACCTGCATGATCGAAACGTACAACGAAATCGATGTAGAGATCGTTCGCCAGAACGGGGACTCTGCGCGTTGGCGTGCCAATCAGGACAAGGCGTTCGTCCGCGGTCTTGCGCACTCCACGGCCGAGCGCATTTTCAACGCGTCGAAGAAGCGTGACCCGTTTGAATTTGACGGGCTCGGGACTCGTTACAGCAAGATTGACGGCGAGCACGTGATCGATGCGGCCGTCGAAGATACCGTGTATGCCGACCTCTGGCTTGTGAACTGGGGCACGAACACTGTGCACCTGATCTATCCGGAAGGCGGCGTGGCAGGTTTGCATCAGAACTTTGAACAGAATGTGGACGCCCGCGATCCGAAGAATCGTCTCTTCAAGGTCGACCGTACTTGGTACAAGTGGTACATGGGCCTTGCAGTGCCCGATCCTGCGCAGGTTGTTCGTATTGCGAACGTGCCGGTCAACAAGGCGCTTTCCGGTGACTACGACCTCATCACGGCGCTTACGCTTGCGACGGAAGGTTTGCCGGGCGATGTGCTTCCGGGCTGCGGCATCTATATGAATCAGAAGCTCCGCTCAGCCCTGCGTCTTCAGATTACGGCCAAGCCGAATGTCAACCTGACATTCGATACCGTTGCTGGCAAGAAGGTGCTCAACTGGGACGGCATCGCTGTCCACAAGGTGCCGCTGACGGTCCTTCCGACTTACACCAAGAAGCTCGCATAAGGAGGGAACCATGATTGATTATGAATTGGTACTCGCCGAGAAGCAGGACTTCAAAGCCGCGGTTACGACGGAGGCTGTAGATCTTGGGCAGAAGACGCCCAATATCGGTCTGCTTGAACGCGCACTGTGGTTTGTCTTCGTTCCGTCTGACGTGTCAGCCGGCACGGGCTCCGTGACGTTCACGCTTGAAGACTCCGAAGACGGCAAGAATTTTACGTCGGTTGCGGCGTACGGTCCGATCGTTGCTGAGAAGATTGTGCGCGATGTCGCGTTCCCGTTCCCGCTCCATCACCGTCGGTATGTCCGCGTTAAGACGGCGGTTACGGGTACGGTGAGTACGCTTGCCGGCACGCTTGCCGTCGCCGACAACTTCTCCGATCCGGCCCGTTACTGGCGTGATGAGGTTGAGTTCTATAAGCCGGATCCCGACGCCTCCAAGATTGACCTTGCTACGCGTGCGAAGGGCAAGGCGAAATCGGCAGTTAGCGCAGGTTGGGCGGCGACGGCATCGTCCGCCGACTCAGCCAAGGCACTGGCTTCCGGGGTGAAGGTCAACTTGACCTCTCAGGTTACCGGAGTACTGCCGGTAGCGAACGGCGGTACGGGCAGGTCTACGAGCTAACCCTCGTCTAGCCGCGAGAGCCGGAAGGGGCGGGCGTCTGAATGGCCCCGCCCCTTTTTTTTTCTTTGGAGTTTTTCCATGGCGACTGAAACCGATATCTGCAATCTAGCGGTTCGCCGACTGGGCGAAATGGCGCTGCTTGTGGACGTGAACGAAAACTCGACCTATGCCGAAGTGGCTAAGCAGACGTACCCCATCGTGCGTGACGCGCTTCTTGAACGTCACGCATGGAATTTTGCGACTACGCGTGTGCGGGGGCAGCTTTTGGCTGAGAAGCCTATCGGCTGGCAGTTCGGCTATCAGGTGCCGGCGGCCTGCCTGCGGATGCTTTCAGTCTATGCCGAGACTCGCGGGGAGGTGATTGAACAGGAGCCGTGGGTGTTCGAGATGCAGGGCGCGTATCGCGTTGTGCTCACGAACATCGAGAACGCCGTGCTGAAGTTCATTCAGTACACCGAAAACTCGGATCTTTATTCGCCGGGCTTTGTCGATGCGCTTGCGTGGCATCTTGCGGCGTCTCTCGCCGGTCCGATCATTAAGGGCGAGACCGGGATGACGGTAGCCACCAAGCTTCTGCAGCAGGCGCAGTACTTCGAGCGGCAGGCGATTCAGGCTGACGTACGCCAGCGCCGGACGATTAAGTATGAGCCCGTGGATTTTATCGAGCGCGGTTCTTGGGGTCTTTATCGAGAAGGCGGGCTGATGAGCAACGAGCAGTGGCTGGCGATGCGGAAGTAAGGGAGCAGTGCAATGGCAACCAGAGTGACACAACTTTCGTACAACGCAGGCGAACTGGGCGAGCTGCTTACCGGCCGCGTGGACGACTCGAAGTACTCGGCCGGGCTGGCGCTTTGCCAGAACGCTTATCCGACGCCGCAAGGACCGGTGCGCAATCGTGCGGGGTTCATGTATGTCAACGCGGTGAAGGATTCGTCCAAAGCCGTGCGGCTGATCCCGTTTGTTTATTCGGCGGATCAGCAGATTATTGTCGAGCTCGGCGAGTATTACGCGCGCTTTCACCTGAGAGGGCAGACTTTAATGCAGGCGGACGGTTTGGCTCCGTACGAGATTGCTACCCCGTGGCGCGCGAGTGACCTCTTTCAGATCCACTACACGCAGAACGCGGACATCATGACGCTTGTGCACCCGGCGTATCCGCCGCAGGAGCTTCGCCGGTATTCGATGAACGACTGGCGCATGGTGCGGGTTAGTCTGCTTACTTCGCTGCTGCCGCCTTCTGGCGTGGCTGCGGTACGTTTCAGCAGTGCAGCGAGCGATGCGAATTCCGAGAAATACACTCAACGATATGTTGTTACTGCGCTGAGCGAAGATCGTACGGAGGAGTCCATTGCGTCGGCGGAAGTCAGCGTCGTGGCTAATCTGTATGCGACTGGCACCACCGTGAAGGTCAGTTGGAATTTGGTAACGGGGGCCCGGTATTACCGCGTTTATAAATATCAGGGCGGCCTCTTCGGCTATATCGGTGAGACAGTTGAGAACAGCATAGTTGATGACAATATTGCTCCTGAGACTGGCACAACGCCGCCATATACAGATGATGTCTTTCAAGTCTCCGGCGGCATTTCCGGCGCGTCGATCGTTAACGGTGGTTCGGGGTACGACAACGGTAAGCGAGTGGTAAAGGTTCTTGATTACGGTTGGTGGGGCAATGGCAATTGGAATACGCAGGAAGGCTATGCGGGGCTTATGACCCTCCCGTGGGTTGCCGGGGGCGTGGAATCGGGCTTCAATTCAGGTGCCACATGGCGTACCGGTACATTTTATAACCTCGGCATTCAAGACCTCGAAGGAGGTGGGACGGGGGCTACGGGTGAATTTGATACCCAGCAATGGGGTCGGTTTGGTAAACAGATTAACGGCGGGCGGCTGACCAATGACGGCGGTTATGGGTACAAACGTCCTGTCTTGAAATTTGAATTTCGTACAGGGGTGAAAGACTACATCTGCACCGTCGGGTATCTCGAATGCCTTGCGGAAGAAGTCCCGGTCGAGCTCGAGGTCTATGACGACGGGGGGTCGGGGTACGGCGCCCGCCTGGGGTTTGTTATTACGGACGGGGTGTTCACCGACGTTTATGTGATCTCGCCAGGGCGCAACTACACCAACCCAAAGGTGCGGATCACGACAATTAACGGCTCCGGTGCTGAGTTCAGGCTGACGATTGGCAATGCGGGCGACTATCCTGCCGCAGTCGGCTACTTCGAACAGCGCCGTATTTTCGCCGGATCGAATCTGCGTCCGCAGCAGATCTGGATGACGGCCACGGGCACCGAGTCGAATATGACGTACCACCTGCCTCTGCAGGATACAGATCGAGTTAGTTTCGCCGTGGCGGCTCGCGACTTGAATCAGATTCAGCACATCGTTGCGCTGCAGCAGCTGATTGCTTTGACCTCAGCCGCTGAGTGGCGTGTCTCGCCTTTGAATTCCGACGCGATCACACCGTCCTCGATCTCAGTGCGCCCGCAGTCGTATATCGGTGCTTCGACAGTACAACCGCAGATCATCAATACGAATCTGCTTTATGCCGCCGCACGCGGCGGACATGTGCGCGAGCTCTCGTACGACTACACCGCTGGCGGCTACATCACCGGCGACATATCGATCCGTGCGCCGCATCTCTTTACAGAAGACAACGTGGTAGTGGATATGGCGCTTACGAAGTCGCCGGATCCGGTGCTTTGGTGCGTGCGGCAGGACGGTGTTTTACTCGGCCTTTCGTATGTGCCGGAGCAGAAGATAGCCGCTTGGTTCGAGTACAAGACGGATGGCGCGTTCGAGTCGGCCGCAGTTGTGCAGGAGGGTTTGAACGACTATCTCTACGCCGTCGTTCGCCGGACGGTCAACGGCCAGACAAGGCGTTTTGTTGAGCGCCAGATGGTTCGCACGGACGACTACCGCGGTGCGACGTGCTTCCTTGACTGCGCTGGGCGCCTTACAAGCTCAGCCAAATCGATGGATGTCTCCGGGCTTTCGTGGCTTGAAGGCCGGGTAGTAACGGCGGTAGGAGACGGCATTGTGTTTTCCGGTCTGACGGTGAAGGACGGAAAAGTGACGCTTCCGCAGGAGTGCGCGGACGTTTGGGTTGGGCTCCCTTATGTGACGGAGCTGAAGACGCTTCCCGTGGCGCTTCCGTCGCAGGACGGCTCCTACGCTCGAGGCCGAGTGAAGAACGTTTCGCGCGTATCGCTTCGTCTCAGCAAAACATCGGGCGTCGATGCAGGGCCGGACACCGGGCACATGAAACCCGTGAAGGCCCGTTCAATGGAGTCGTATGGGAAGCCGCCGGAGCTCATGTCCGGTGAGACGGATCTTGTGCCAACGGGAACGTGGAGCGCGGATGGCTCTTTTGTTATTCGGCAGGCGGAGCCGCTCCCCTTCACGCTGATCTGCCACTCGGCAGAAGTGGTTATCGGAGACGACAAGTAAATGGACTACGGATTAGGAAACGTCAGTGACGCCTCTCTTGAGCAGGCGTTCAGCACATACGACCCGGACGCGGCAAGTTTTTGGAACGTAGGGCTCTTTGAAACGAAGTCTGCGGCCAAAACCTTCGGACAGAACACTGGTTACGTGAGTCTGGCTAACGGTGTCATTGGCGCCGTGGGTTCCATTGCGACGGGTTACTACAACTCTCGCATTCAGAAGGCACAGCAGGAGATGGCAATCCGCGTGCAGGAATACAACGCGCGGCAGGCCGAACGTGCGGCGCAGTCGGCGTTGATGTCGTCGAACTTCAAGATCGGTCAGATTAGCGAGAAGTTCGAGAAGGTGAAGTCCTCACAGAAGGCGGCGATGGCGGCGAACGGCATTGTGCTGGGCGTTGGGTCTGCGGCCGAAGTGACTGCTTCGACCGACATCAACAAGCGCCGGTCGATCGATAACCAGTATGCCAACGGTTACTCAGAGGTCTCCAAGTATCGGATGCAGGGCGTCAACGCCCAGTCGCAGGCGGCCGCTACCGCCGTAGGCGAAGTCAACGCTTTCCAAGGCTTGGGCAACGCCGCTACGGCCTTGGGCACGGGCATCAAGGACTACATCTATTACAACGACAAGAATTGGCTGAGGAGCGCATAAATGGCAGTACGAGTTGCTGATACCCCGGAAGTTTCTCCGCTTCCCGCGACGGAGCCGGGACCTGGCTATACGACGCCGAGGATCTTTGCCGTGGACTACACGGGCGAACCGCTGAAGGTCACGCAGACGCTTTCAGAAGCGGGTCGGCTTCGTGAGGAGGCTCGGCGAGCGGATGTGAAGCTTAAGGTTCAGGATGCCGTAACGCGCTACCAGTTCGACCTTCGCCAGTACATGACAGCGGAGAAAGGGCCGCTGCAGAAGCAGGGGTCGCAGGTGCTCGGCAAAGATCTGGACGGCCGAGACTATCGGGTTCAGTTGGGCGAAGACGTCCGGTCGCTGCACGGGAACATCTCTGAGTTTTATGGGCTTACTGATGAGGAGCGGCAGGAGTTTGAGCGCCGAGTTCAGCCGACGGACAAAGAGGCGTTCGCACTGGCGGAAACACACTACACGAACGAAAAGCGCAGGTATGCGGTTGACGTGCAGAAGAATCGCGCCTCGGCCGCAGCTTTCAACATCGCCGAAGGCGGAAGTGTTACAGCGAACATGGCGGCTATTCGTGCCGCCGCAATCGAGCACGGCCACATTACCGGCATGGATGTTGACACGCCGTCGGGCCGCAGGGTTATTGACTCTGTGGTTAAGCAGGCTGTTGAGCAAGGTGTCAGCGCCTTCACCGATCGCCTGATCGCGGACAACAGACCGGAAGACGCTCAGCTCTATCTGTACAAAGCGTCCACAACCGGCGGTACGTCTGGAGAGTTCCTCCGTGCGCAGCGAGACAAGGTGGAGACGGCTTTGCAGGTGAAGCAGGCCAAGCTCCGGGCGGACAGCGCCGTCGCGGAGCTTAAGGCGGCCAGTACGCCGACGGGGCGGTTGGTTACGGCGCTTATGGCGAACGGGGGCATTGCAGACTCGTGGGGGCGGGAGTATGCCAAGCACATGGGCGTGAAGAACTGGGACGAGCTCGATCAACGCAGGAAAGACAGCTACGTACGCGACGCAGTGGATGACCAGCTGCGGCAGTACGGGGGTGACCCGGATCTTGCAATCGCGGCCTCTATTGTGGGTGCACGCAACGACATGACGCCGGCCGAGACAAAGAAGTGGATGGACCAGAATATCGAGCTGGCCGTTGACAGCGGCGGCACAGCGCGGGACGTCATCAACTACTTAACTCCGGATGAAAAGGCGAGATTCACTCGAGCTAAGAACCGCTATGCCACAGAGTCGACGTACGACTTTGACCCGACATTCGAGCAGGTGTATGCGGCGATGAAGCGCCAGAACCCACACGGCCAGCCGGAAGAACTCATGGCGGCGGCAAAGCTCGGCTTCGAAAAGCTAAAACTCGAGCGTGCGCAGCAGAAGATCGTTTGGGGGGCGACGGTTCAGCAGGCTTTTGGCATTGTTCAGAACGGCGGAACCGTGCAAGACGTTATGACGATGCAGGGGTACAGCGACCTGCCGCCGTCGTTCAAGAATCATCTTGCTGCGGCTGCAGAGCGCATAACCAGCGGGGACATTGACAAGGTAGGCGATCCGGTTCTTTTTCAGGCGCTGAACAGCGACCCGACGAAGTTGGCCAGTTTGTCTGACGGGGAGTTCATGCTGCTCGCCTCTCAGCTTGATTCCCAAGAGCTGCAGATTCTCGAGAACCAAAGAGCGGCTCTGAAAAACGGCGTGAAGATGGATGATGCGGTGCCGTACAGCGACATCAACCAGATCATCGACGAAAACTGGGGGGACCTAGGGATTAAGGAACAGCGTGAGTCAACAGACGGCAAAGCACTCAAGGGGTACCTCGTGGGCTACGTCGCCCCTGTTATCCGACAGCTTAAGCTCACGAAAGGGCCGCTTTCGCACGCCGAGCTTACAAAGCACGTGCTGGATATTCTTGGCACGAAAGTGAATAAACCGGGTGGGATATTCTCGGACGGACAGACGAACGTTGCCAACTGGGGCAGCACAGAGGGCTCAACGCGGGAGATCCTTGCAAAGGCGTTTGGCGTTCAGGATGAGGCGGCGCTGAAAGGCAGAGCCGGCGTCAATCTTTTCTTGAAACTCAAAAACGCGCCCAGCGTTTCCGTCACGGACGAGTACCTGCCGCTCCCGCTTCGAACCCGAATCCGCGAAGCGTACAAGGGCGCCTTCGGAAAACTGCCCGACGCCCGCACCACGGTCTACCTTGCGGCGTGCATGTCCGAAGGCGACAAGATTCAGGTGGCGGACGTTCTTGGTGCAGACGGTGCAGCACGGCTAATGAAGGCCCCAGAGTCGCTATCGATTACGGATTACATCCCGGAAGGCCCAGCTACCCAGAGAGGCGGACGCCCCTACGTGGAGATTTACGATCCGCTTGTAGAAGGTTTGCTTGGTGATGAAAAGCACACCATTGAGGACCGTTGAAGGAGATTACTAATGGCGAATCTTGACTTGATGATCGAGTCGATGCGCAGTGCCGATCAAACCACGGACGCTCAGCGCAATGCCACGGCCAACCTCGGCATCAACCCGGATGAGTTCGCGGAGCGGCGAAATATGGCCCAGTCACTGGGCGTACCGGTGCCCGAGGATCAGGACTCATGGCAGGCGCTCAAAATGCGCAAAGCCGCGCAGGACGCCTCGCGCTACGCTGAGGTACCGGTGGTGCGAGATCTTCTTGCGGATCGAGAGCTTTCTAAGCTGATCGCCAATTCCCCGCAGGACTGGAACACGCTCTCCGTTGTCTCTCAGTTAGGACAGGCGATACGCTGCGGGCGCCTGCAGTCGCAGGCCAACGACGCGCAGAAGCGTCTGCAGATCGGCGCGACCCCCGTGGCAGTGAATCCGGCGGATCTCCTTCGTCAAGGGGACGCAGACGCGTTCGGCGGGGACGAGTGGCTCCAAGACTGGGCAAATCGTCCAGACAGCCCGCTTCGGGCAAGGGCGGCTCAGCTTGCTGCTGAGCAGACCGCTCGGCGTAAGGAGGCGACGAAGTACGCGGCAGAAGAGCTGGCACAGGCGCAGATTGAGGCACAGCGCCTTTCGGCTAATCCGGCCCTAGCGGATATCGCCAACGCGGACAGTGTGTGGGACATGATCGGCATCGCCGTGCGGCATCCGGTAGACACGATGGTCAGCACGCTCGCTACTTCGGTGGCGACCAGCCCGACTGGGTTTGCGCTTGCGCCCATCGCCGGTATGGTCGCCGGCCCTGGCGCTGCGGCAGCCGTTATGGGCGCGTCGTCCTTTGAGGCCGAGTACGGCTCGACTTTCATCAGTCAGATGGAAAAGCAGGGCGTTGACACGACCAACCCTGACGCCGTTCGAGCCTTTATGGCCAACTCTGATCTAGTGCGTGAAGCCCGTATCGCGGCGACGAAACGCGCGCTCACCGTCGGCGCGATGGATGCGCTGTCGCTTGGCGCCGCTCGGCTGAGCATCCGTCCGATCAGCTCGCTTAACGCGGCTGTACAGGCCCGCCGCTCCGGAAAGACTTTGGGTGAGGCCGTCGACGCAGGCAGAGCCGCCAACCGCACGGCCAAGACAACCGGTGCAGTCGTGGAGGACTACGCTACGCAGGCCGTAGTGCAGGCGGCGTTTGGTGCCGGCGGCGAAGCGCTCGGGCAGGTTGCGATCGGTGAGGAGATCAACACTGCCGATGTCTTTCTTGAAGCAATCGCGGATCTTGCCACGGCCCCCGTGGACATGATCTCTGCACGCAACCAGATCCGCCGTGTGGCGCAGGACCAGAGTTCGGCAAAGAGCACCCTCGATAGTGCCGCCGTGGTCGAAGAAGCTTTTAACCGAATGGAGACGACCGGCCTCGCACAGCGTGCGCCGGATGTCGCGGCTCGGGCGGTGCAGTCGGTCTTCCAAGGCACGCCGCTTACGGACGTGATTATCAACGCCCGAGAGGCAGAACCCTACATGGATAAACTCCGCGAGCTGATGCCTGACGCCGCTAAAGTGCTCACGGAAGCCGAGGCCACTGGCGCCGACATAAAGGTTCCGCTTGCCAAGGTATTTGAGTTGCGGCTGAAAGATAAGTCCCTGGCTGAAAACGTAATGGCCTTGGCGCGCTTTGACCGAGACGGCATGTCTATTGGTGAGGCCCGAGCGTACGACGCAACGGGCGAACTGGAGCTTGCGGTCAACCAGCTGGCCACGGCAACGGTCGAAGGGTACGAGCGTAAGCGTGAGCGCATGGAGCGAGCCCGCACGGCACTGGCTCCCGTGGCAGAGAAGCTTCGTGCGGCCGGCCGATCCGAGGAGGAGGTGCAGTCCTCCGTCGCCATACAGGCCTCTATTCTTGAGAATATGGCCGAGATGGCCGGCGTTGAGCCCGATGCCTTCTTTAAAGAACACGGCTTCACGGTTAACGTTGAACCGACACCCAAACCGGAGGGCTTTCTGCAGACGACCGAGGACGGCGTGCGGCGCACATCTCGGGAGGAGCACAAGGCGGATGTAGAGGCGTGGCGGGAAGACACTTCGCCGGTAGAGCGTCGTACAGAGAACCGGCGCCTGAGAGAGCGCAAGAAAGCGATCCTTGGGAGCTACACGCCGACGGAAAAAATGATTCGGCTCTTCAAGAATGAAGACGCCGCGTCAAGCATGAACGCGTCGACTTTCCTGCATGAGTCTGCGCACTATTGGCTTGATACGATGCTGCGTACGGCTAAGGTGCTTCTGGAACAGCAGGCGGATTCACAGAGACCCATCTCTCAGCAAAGCGAGCGGCTGCTCGTGCTTACGTCGAAGTTCATGCAGTGGGGCGGGGCATACGATCCGAAGAAAGACCTATCGTTTCGGGATGCGGTCGATCGCTGGCTCGCATCCTCGACGGACGAGCAGCGGGCTTTTCAAGAGAAATTCGCCCGCGGTATGGAGGCGTACATCAAAGAGGGCAAGGCTCCGGCCGAAGGGCTCCAAAAAGTGTTCGAGCAGTTTGCCGCATGGCTCAAAGAGGTCTACGTTACCCTTCGCCGAACGCTTGATGTTGAACTGTCTCCGGAAGTGGCTTCACTCTATGATCAGCTTTTTGTGTCTGAGCAGGCGGTGCAGGATGCGCGTGACCGCTGGAACGACGCAAGTGTGTTCGACCCGTTGGTTAAGGCGGGCATGTCGGAGGACGACTTCCGTTCTTTTGTCGACCTTCGAGAGCTTGCGCGACAGCAGGCAGAAGGGAAGATTCGCAAGAATCTGACTGAGGACATGAAGCTTGGCGCAGATGCCGATATGCGAAAACGCCGAGGACTTGAGGCAGACTTCCAAAAGATGCGTCGTGATGCGCAAAAGCTTCTCTTGAATGAGCCGCACATTAAGGCGTACCAGTACTTTATTCGTCCGACAAAGCAGGACGGAAAAACGATCCGGCGCAAGATCGATGCCGACACGATCAAAAATCTGCCGGAAGAAACTCAGAAAGCGCTGATTGACAGCCACGCAGCTATGGAGCGCGGGAAAGCAAACGTCGAGTATCTAACACTGGGTGAAGCGGCGATGACGCTCGGTGCCGAGTCCCCGGAGGCCTTGGCAGACCGCATCGTTGCCGGGTCTAAGGTTGACCTGGGAAAGGCCGCGGATGAAGCCGCAAGAAGTGAATTCCTGCAGAAGTACGGCGCGGCATACTCACCAGAGGCCATTGCGCAGCTGGCTTCGACTGCGCTTAATAACGACGCCAGACTGCGAGTGCTTTCTATAGAAGTCGCGGCGCTTAAAGGCATGGCGGGCAAGGCCCCGCAGGTGAATGCAGCGATGAAGGCCTTCGCGCGTTCAGCAGTCGGCCGCATGGTATACGCCCGATACAACGAACGGAGCGGTCGGTGGCAGCCAATCCGCTCATACCCCTTTATATCTGCGGCCCGTCGTGCCAGCAAAGCCGCGCTTACAGCTTTTGGCAAAGGGCAGACCTCAGAGGCGGCTGACGCTAAGCACGCTCAGCTGGCGCAAGAGATGCTCGCAAGTGAAGTGGAGCGTGCCCGTGCGTTAGGCACTCGTTTTAACCGCAGAGTGAAAGCGGCGCTGAAGACAAAGACGGTCGGCGGAGAGTACGCCGAGCAGATCCATAAGTTCGCCGCGCGTCTGGGGTTCAATGCACAGGAGAACAAAGCCGCCGCCTCATGGAAGAGCTTTGTTGAGAAGCACGACAACATTCGGCTTGCATGGGAGAACTTATCGGAAGATACACAGGCGGCGCTGCTCAGAGGCGGGCAGGATTGGCCATCGATGCAGGTTCGCCAGATCGAAGAACTGAACAATTTCTTCGGTGCCCTTACTAAAGACGGCTCCCTTGAAAAGAAAGGCCGCGAACTCGAAAAGACGATGGAGCTGTACGACACGATCCGGGAGGGCATAGCGTCCATTACGGCCAATGCGGACGCTGTAAAGCGCGGGCATTTCAACTCGTCGATTACAGAAACGCGCCCAGGGGCAAAGTTCAAGCGGGGGTTCACGAGCTTCATCTACGCGCATATTCCCGGCGTAGCTTTTGTGCAGGCGCTTGACGGGAATAAGCAGGGCTTCCTTACGAGAACGCTGATTTGGCGTCAGGACGAATGCTCCAATCGTGAGCAGCAGCTGAAGGCTGAGTTCGGCGCAGAGCTTACGGATCTGCTTTCACCGGTATCCGGCCACGCGTTTAACAGTGACTTCCGAGAGATCGAAGATGTCGGGCGCATGAACCTGCACAACATCATGGCCGTCGTACTCAACATGGGCAACGAGGGCAACGCTAAGCGTCTTGAAACAGGCAACGGCCTCGATCGAGAGAAGCAGATGCGCATCGCCGAAGAGCTGACGGCAGAACAGCTGCAGACCGTCAATAAGGTTTGGGCGGTGATGGAAAAGCTCCGTAAGCTCGCTGCGGAAATGAGCCGTCGCGCAACGGGAACAGAACCGTTGTGGATTGAACCCACGCCATTCACAGTAACATCAAAGGACGGCGTGGAAGTACAGATGACGGGCGGCTATGTGCCGATCAAGTACGACAAGCACGCCTCTATGCAGAAGCTTGGCGGAGCCTATACGGACGATGATGCGGTTAACTACGAAGCCGCACTCAAGGGCGTCACGGAAATGATGACGCTCAAGACCTACACCAAGGCTCGCGCCGGCGATGCCCCGATGGGGTCTGTACTGCGTCTGGACGTGCAGGGCGTCTTTGACGGCGCGGAAGAAGTAGTCCGCGACGTCTGCTGGCGCGAGTATCTGGCGGACTTTAAGCGGATTATGGAAGGCATCCACATCCCCAACCCAGACTACGAAAGCCAGCATGCCAAGGCGCTAGAGAAGTACAACGCCGCTCGGGAGGCGGCCGAGCGGGCGGGTCTTGACCCGGATACAGTCAAGCTTAAGGAGCCGCCGAAGACCGTGTTTGTCCCCGGCATCCTGAATACAGTCCGCGACCGCTTTGGCGAAGCGGGTGTGCAGGTGCTCGACAATATGGCCAAGGCTATCGCTACGGGCGGTCGTCCGGCTAACACGGGGGCGGCGGACCGCGCATCGGCCCTTATGCGCCAAGGTGTCTCGCTTGCTGGCTTAGGCTTCAACCTCACAACGGCGCTGATTCAGGTAACCGGTCTCATCACGGCGGTGCCAAAGGTCGGTGTTAAGCATGTGCTCGCCGGAATCGGGGATCTGATGGCGCACCCAGTGGAGACTTGGCAGGAAATTAACCGCCGCAGTGTCTTCATGCGCGCCCGTCAAATTACCCGTACCCGCGAACTCGCCGATGCCCGCAATGTGCTCGAGAAAGGCGGCCGCTACACCAAGATCAAGGGGGCGGTCTACGATGTGACCTATGCGTCAATGATGGCTGTACAGGGGGTGGTTGACCATGTGGTTTGGGGTGGGGCGTTTCGACGCGCACTCGAAGTCGAAGGGCTGAGTGAGACCGATGCAGTGAAGTACGCAGATCGTGTCGTCCGCGATACACAGGGCTCAGGGCTTGTATCTGACTCAGCGGCAATCGAAAACGGTTCTCCGATTCAACGCCTTTTCATGGTGTTCTATTCATTCATGGGCCGTGCGCTGGGTTTGACCGCTATGAGTTATCTGGGCGAGCACAACCGTGCGAAAGCATATGCGCAGATACTCACGATTTCGCTTGCGCTCCCGATGATCGAGTCCGTGATTCGCGGGGCCATTCAGCCGGGTGACGACGACGATAAGTGGGACCGGATGACGGACGCCGAGAAGTTCACTTATGGGGCTCGCTACGCTCCGGGCTCTTCTGCCGGTTTTATGCTCGGGCAGTTCTTCTTGGCCCGTGAGTTCTCGAGCATGACGGAGAACTTCTTTAAGGGTGATCCAGTGTTCTCGTGGCGCGGTCCTTCCGGCCTTCGAGCGATTGCTGACGCGGGGCAGTTCTTGTCTCAAGCTCAGCAGGGTGAGATTGACGTGGCGTTTTCTAAGGCGCTGATCAACCTAGCAGGCGACTTCGGCATGCCGGGCGCGGCTCAGCTGCAGAAATCGATTGCCGGCTGGCAGGCGCTCGAGAAGGGCGACACTGACAATTGGCTTGCACTTCTTCTCGGCTACAAGAAATAACCGCTAAAATCAGAGCTTAGAGCACGTGAATTCGGCAACCGGATTCACACATGATCAGTACCGAAATTCGGCGCAGTCAGACGTATGTCGGCACAGGGGACGTGAATTCATACACGTTCCCTTTCCGCGTCTTCGCCGCCGACCAAGTTAAGGTCTACGTTCGCGCGGCCGACGCGGCATCGGGTACTTTGCTTGATACGACGCAGTACTCTGTCACGCTGGCCTCGGCCTCTGCGCAGACCGTCGGCGGCACCGTTACGCTTTCGGCCCCTCTGGCAGCGGGCGCCAAGCTTGTCATCCTTTCGAACATCCCGTACACCCAGCTTCTCGCTTTGCAGAATCAGGGGGCGTTTAACGCAGAGGACCTGAACGCCGCGTGGGACAAGAACACCGCGCTTAGCCAACAGCTTCTGGACCGCCTTGATCGGGCGGTACTGGCACCGGAGCTCGGCGACAGGACGCCGGAACAGTTCACGCAAGCGCTTTTCGATGCGCGCGATGAGGCGGTCGCGAAGGCCGGAGAGGCCGCCAACTCAGCGTCTGCTTCTGCGACCAGTGCCAGTGACGCGGCGGCTTCTGCGGCGGCTGCGGCCTCCTCGGCTGTGGAAGCCGAAGCCTCGAAGAACGCCATTAACGTCACGAAAGAGCAAGTGACGGCTGAAGGGCGAAAGCAGATTGCCGCGATCCAAACGGAAGGCGGCACGCAGATTTCAAACGTGCAGTCAGTCGGGCAGGAACAGGCGAGCCGCATCTCGACGGCCGGCTCAGCTGTTGTCGCGGACATCAAGCTCAACGGGCAGGGTGAGGTAGACCGCATTACCCAGACCGGCGGCACGTGGAACGACACGGTGGTCGCTACCGGTCAGAGGTGGAAGCAAGACGTTATCGCCGCGGGCTCAGACTCGCTCGCTAAGGCGACGGCGCAAGCTGCTGCCGCGGAGGCCAGCGCCAACAAAGCAAGCGGCTTCGCTGATGCGGCGTCTGCCGCAGCCAAAGCGGCCGAGACCTCCGAGAACGTAGCGGTTTCTTCAGCTACAGCCGCAGGGGTTTCTGAAGCAAAAGCCAAGGCATCGGAGACAGCGGCGGCATCCTCAAAGACAGCCGCGGCCGGTTCTGCCTCCGCCCCGCCCCCGAGTGCGGCAGCGGGCGCCCCCGGCGG